GGAGCAAGTAAGCTTCATGCTTCTCAGGCAGACAAGATAGAAAGAACACTTCAAAAGAAAGCCCCCAAGAAAAAGAAGTAATGGATGATGGTCTTGCGAAAGCTATGGGTATGGATGATCAGGGTCAAAAAGCCTTGCAAGAAATAAACGCACATGAGCGTGAGTGTGCGTTACGGTATGAAAGAATAGAGGAAAGATTAGCAGATGGATCTAGGCGATTTGATCGTTTAGAAAGAATGTTATGGGGCGTTATTATTTTAATTATAGGGAGTCTTTTGGTTCCCCAGTTTTTAGGAGCTTAATATGAGTGATGCAAACACTATAAAGGTTCCGACATGGGCGTTGCCAATAGCTGCCGCCGCATTGTCTGGAGCTATTGCGTGGGGATCTATGCAAGCAAGAGCAGAAGCAACAGATGCAGAAGTCCAAAGGATTGAGCAAGCTGTAAAAAAGACAGCGGAACAGGCAGTAGCCAACGGGCAACTGTCAGCAGTCAATCAGACGCAGATCAAGGCGGTGGTGGACAGCCTGAGTCAGCAACAGGAAACATTGAAAGCGACAGACGAAAAACTGGCTCAACTGATCCAGATAATGCTTCAGAAGCAGTAAGATTAGAATACGATCCCGAAGATCCCAATCTGTTTTGTGATCTGAGGGAGTGGAACAAGCTTCAGCTTGTAAACCCGCCGTCCAAAAGACATAAGGTTGCAATGGATTGGCTGCGGTTTAACCATCAGCAGTGCGGGTATGGGGCGTATATCTATATCAGGAACAGTATGCCTAGAATCCTTGGCACTGCTCATCAAACAGATATAGATGTTCTCACATGGGACTTAGTTCAACCTAAAGCAGAAAGAACTCAAGCCATTACAAAGAAGCGTAGATTATGACTCTTATGATTTTTGTTCTAGTGCTTCTAACTCCCGGTGGAGTGCCAACCGGCGTAGAGCTTTATTTTCAGGAACTCACTTCCTGTTTAGAATATCGTGATGCGCTCGTTCATCAGTCTGTACACCAACACAACTGGATGCGTAGTAAAACGACTAAGTTTGATGGCTTTTGTGAGGTGAGACTGATACCTCAAAGCGAAGCTGGCAAAGGTAAATATATATTTAGAGATCCTGTTAGGAAGAAAGAAGATGAGTGAAATACCGCCTTTTCCGAACAGTGTTCAGGCTCAACCGCCGAACGCGAAGCATCAGATTCAAAAGATAGAAGTTGAAAGACTCCAAGCTAGAGAGATAAACCGCAAAAGCGAGGTGGTCACTACTTATTATGACTCTAAGGTTTATGCGTTTAAAAATGGATCTTTCAGTTATACAACACAAAAAGCCACCGGGCAGAATATTTTAGTGACTGTGTAGATGGCAACAAAGAACGGATCATTGGATCTTAATGAAGGTACGGCGATACGCATACCTTTGGCAAACTTAATTTCTTTGCTTGCAGCAACTGCTGTTGCTTCTTACGCTTATTTTGGTTTGATTGAACGGGTTACTTTTTTAGAACATGACATGGATCTGCAACAAGTTGATGTAGAGGCAAACAGCGAGTTCAGGATTAAATGGCCTAGAGGGGAGTTAGGTGCTCTTCCCGCTGATAGCAGACAGGATCTTAAAATTGAATTGCTAGAGGAAACTGTTAGCAAGCTTCAGCAGCAAGTAGAAGAATTAAAAGAAGATAGATATGAACTTAAAAAGTCTGGTTAGCTGGTGTTGATATGAGCATAGTTTCACAGCTTGTTGGCCCTGTAACCGGCTTGTTGGATAAGTTTATTGAGGATAAAGATCAAAAGGCGGCTCTTGCTCACGAGATAGCCACTATGTCCGAAAAACACGCTCACGAAGCGTTAAAAGGACAGCTTGAAATAAATAAGGTTGAGGCAGCGCACCACAGTATATTTGTTAGCGGATGGAGGCCAGCAATCGGTTGGGTGTGTATGCTTGGTCTGTTTTATAACGTGATCGTGGCAAACATTTTGGGTATATGGGTTGATGTGCCAGAAGTGGATACTACCTTGCTTGTTCCCGTAATGATGGGAATGTTGGGAATCGGTGCAATGAGATCCTACGAAAAGGTCAAAGGTGTTAGTAGAGAAAAGTGAGCATGTGGAGCGGCTACAGAAGATTAACTAGATTATTCTGTATTCCACAAATAAATATATTCACAGCTACTCCAGAAGAAAAGGAAACACGAATGAAAACGAGCGAAGAAGGCATTGCGCTAATAAAAAAGTTTGAAGGCTGTGAGCTGTCTTCTTATATATGTTCTGGTGGCGTTCAAACAATAGGTTATGGTCATACCAAAGATGTAAAAGAAGGGGATACCTGTACTGCCGAACAAGCAGAAGATTATTTAAAAGATGATTTAGAAAGTTTTGAGGGTGCAGTTTCTCGTTTGGTTGAGGTTGATCTTACACAAAACCAATTTGATGCTTTGGTTGCTTGGACTTTTAATCTCGGTTGGGGTTCTTTGTCTTCTAGCACTCTACTTAAAGTTTTAAACGATGGTAATTATCAGGGTGTTCCAGAACAAATAAAACGCTGGAATATGGCTGGTGGTAAAGTTTTGGATGGTCTTATTAGAAGGAGAGAGGCAGAAGCTCTTCTTTTTGAAGGCAAACCTTGGGAGGATGTGTAATAATGACAACAGGCAACCCAAATCAGCTCCCAATGGGTATGGCTGGGCCGTTAAACTTGACACCCCAACCCAGCTATACTCCTCCTCCTGTTCCCTTCGGCTACGGTCAAATGCAGGGAATGCCAGCTTTATCAAGAAATCCAAATTACGGGGTTCCTTCTGGGATAGGTTCGCTGCTAGGTGGGCAGAATCCTATGATGGCACCCCAAGCAGGGGCGTTCCTTTCTCCTCAAGCCCCTGTTTCTACAAATGCGCTTGCCGGTACTAATCCTTTTACTGGTCAAGCGTTTCAAACCTTCACTGCTGGAGATGTGACTCAGGCAGCATCTGATTACAGAACCAATCAAGCAGAACTATTAAGACAAGCAGAAGCTCAAGCGGCGGCTCAACAACAAGCCGCTGAAGCAGCCGCAAAAGCAGAAGCAGATCGCATAGCCGCTGAACAGGCTGCTGCCGCCGAAGCCGCAAGAATAGCTCAAGAACAAGAGGCTGCTAGGATAGCTGCTGAACAAGCAGCCGCTGCTGCTGAAGCAGAAAAGATAGCCCAAGAACAGGCCGCCGCTGAAGCTCAAGCACAAGCCGATACTGAAGCCGCTGCGACTCAACAAACAGCGCAACAAACCGCTGCTGAACAGGCTGCTGCTGATGCTGCTGCAAGGATCGCTTCTGGTGAAGTAGTGATGCCTACAAAAGAAGAGATCATGGGATCGGTCAGGCCGTCTGTCGGCATGGGTGGCGATAAGGGTGGGCCGGGAGGCGTTCTTCCTGCTGGTGGTGTAGTGATGAATCCTATAGAGCCACCTATGACGGGTGGTTTTGTTGATGATATTAGACCGCAAGTTCCGGGTGAAGACTTTATACCTTTTATTCCTCCTCCGATTGATGACATTAGACCGCAAGTCCCTATTGAATCTGGCATAGGTTCTTTGATTGGTGTAGGCAGACCTTCTGAACCAATGATACCTCCACCTCCTCCACCTCCTGTAAGACCGCCAATGCCTCCAGTTGTTAGTACTGGTGGGCCTGAAGATATGTCAGGAGTTTTGGGATTAAATCTGCCTTTTGTTGGAAGGGAAGAGATTCCTAACATTCCACCTCCACCTCCCATCCCAGTAAATGTGCAAAAGCCTATTGTTGCTCCGAAGCCTAGGCCAGTTCCATTTGTGCCGCCTGAAATAGATCTTGATGCGATTAGAAGAAGGGTTGCAGTAATACAGCCTGAACCAGAGGTTGCCCTCCCTACACCAAGAAAGGGTAGAAAGCCTATAACTCAAGCTATTCCAACAAGAACTAAAGAAATACCAGATGTTTCTACAGCAGCAGATAAAAGAAGAGCTGCAACGCCAGCAGACATAAATCCAGAACAAATAATGGGGATTCCTCCAAAGATAAATACGCAACAGGTTGAGAAAAAACCAAAGACAAGAAAAATACAGCGTCCCAAGAAAAAGAAAAAGGGAGGCAGAAGAGGCGCGAGAGGTAGATCTTAAAAATGCCACTTAGCAAGATAAAGTTTGCTCCCGGTGTAAACAAAGAGGGAACAGAATACTCTGCTGATGCTGGTTGGTTTGATGCCGACAAGATAAGGTTTAGGCAAGGAAGGCCAGAAAAGATAGGTGGATGGGTTAAATACTCAGAGACATCCTTTCTAGGTGTTTGCCGATCAATCCATGACTGGGCATCGCTAGAATCAATTAGGTATATCGGTCTTGGCACTAACCTGAAGTTTTATGTGGTAGAAGGTAATAGCTTTAACGATATTACCCCGATTAGATCCACAACATCCGCTGGTGATGTAACATTTGCTGCAACTAACGGATCGAGCACAATCACTGCTACAGATACATCTCATGGTGCCGTAGTAAACGATTTTGTTACATTCTCTAGTGCTGCCTCGTTAGGTGGGAACATAACTGCGGCTGTTCTGAATCAGGAATATCAGATCACTGCTGTCCCTACGGTAAATACCTACGAATTTACAGCTAAGGACACGAGCGGAACTACGGTCACAGCAAACAGCAGCGATACAGGCAATGGTGGTGGCTCCACTGTTGGTGCTTATCAGATCAACACAGGATTGAATGACTTCTTGGAAGGCACTGGTTGGGGTGCTGGAGCTTGGGGTATGTCTGCTTGGGGCAGTGCGAGTAGTATATCTGCCGCTGGACAGCTTCGTTTGTTTAGCCAAGACAATTTTGGAGAAGATTTGCTCTTCAATGCTAGAGGTGGTGGCATATTCTTTTGGGATGAGTCTAGTGGTACAGGAGCTAGGGCTGTAAATATTACAAGTCTTAGCGGATCCGATCAGCCCACGATAGCTTTGCAGATTATGACGAGCGATATAGATCAGCACGTTATAGCTTTTGGTGTTAATCCGATTGGGTCTAGTCAAATAGACCCTTTGTTTATTAGATTCTCTGATCAGGAGAACGCAACTGACTGGACTCCTACAGCAACTAATACTGCTGGTGGAATAAGAGTAAACTCTGGATCACAGATCATTGGTGCTGTTCAAGGAAGACAAGAGATACTTGTTTTTACAGATGTAAGCTTGCATTCAATGAGATTTGTTGGAGCACCTTTTACTTTCCAGTTGCAAACCGTCAGCACTGACATATCAATGATTAGTCCGAATGCGGCGGTCAATGCTAGAGGATCTGTTTACTTTATGGATAAGGGTGGATTCTATGTTTATAACGGATCTGTCCAACCGTTGCCATGCTCTGTAAAACAGTTTGTTTTCTCAAATATAAATTTAGGTCAAGCATTTAAGGTGTTTGCAGCAGAAAACAATGCGTTTTCTGAGGTAATGTGGTTTTACCCTGTTGGCAGCGGAAACACAGAGATCACAAACTATGTGAGCTATAATTATGCAGAAAACTTGTGGTCTGTTGGAACCTTAGAAAGAGCTGCTTGGAGAGGCACTGGGACGCAAAACTTCCCGTTAGCAGCTTCAGTCATAACAACGACTAACGATAACTTTTTGTACTTTCATGAGAATGGTTTTGATGATGATGGATCTGCCATGAACGCATTTGTTGAAAGCGGAGATCTTGAGGTTCAAGACGGAGAAAGGTTCATGATGATAAAAAGAATCATGCCTGACTTTGCCTTTACCGGCGCGACTGATGACGCATCTTTGAGTATGACTTTAAAAGGTAAGGACTTCCCGCTTCAATCAGCAACTACTTTATCAACATCAACAATTACAAACTCTTCAACACAGAATCACGTTAGGGCCAGAGCAAGACACCAGATAGTTAGAGTTGAGAGTAACGGTCTTGGATATGGATGGAGACTGGGTGATTTGAGATTTGATATAAAAGCGGATGGAAGAAGATGAGCACACAGACAAGATCAACACCATTACCTATTCCTCCTCCTGAGTATGATGCAAGAGCAGAAGCAATAAATAGAAGAACTATAGAGTTGACCCTAGATCAAATAGAAAATGATGTAGTTCTTGCTAAAACTCAGGGTGATAAAGAGGGATCTCTAGCAATGAGAAGGTTTCAGTTTCTTCTCATGGGTGCCTCATGACAGATGTTATAAAGGTTTTGGGTCAGGCTGATGTTTCAGCTACAACGACTACTACTCTTTACACGGTTCCTAATCTGACACAAACAACTGTCAGTTCACTTGTGATCTGCAATAGAGGCGGCTCTGGTATTACGTTCCGGGTCAGCATTCACGTTGCCGGTGCTGGAGCGGATGACAAGCAGTTTATTTTCTTTGATGAAGATTTAGCAGCAACCACAAGCAGGACGGTAGTTATTGGTATCTGTTTGGCTCAGACAGATGTGGTCAAGGTATACGCAAGCGCAGCAAATGTTAGTTTTAACCTATTCGGGGTGGAGACAAGTTAATGAATTATGTAAACGGTCAAATGCAACCAGCACCATTGCAGGGTGTTGCAGATCAGATGGCTCAGTACGGAAGATACGGAGACAGTATGCTTGTCCACATGAACCCAGCAGAGGTTCAAGGGATAGCATCTTTAGTTCCGGGTGGCCTGACCACTAATCCAATGACAGGACAGCCAGAAGCATTTCTACCGTTTTTGGCACCTGTAATCGGTAGTATGCTCGGATCTGCCGCATTGACTGGTGCCGGTGCGGGAGTGTTGGGTGCCGCTGGATTGAGTTCTGCTGCTGCTGGAGCGATAGGTTCAGGGCTTGCAACTACTGCATTGACTGGCGATTTAAAAGAAGGTCTTGTTAGCGGTCTTACAGGATTCGGCATAGGTAAAGCACTTGGCGCAGGGTTGGATTTAGCTAAAGGTGTTCCAGAGTCTATTGCTGCTGTTGACGCTGCTAAAGAAGGGGTTACTGAAGCTTCTAAATTAGCCGGTCAAGCTGGTAAAGATGCTTTAAAATCTGGTTTATCTGCCAGCGATCTGTCAGCTATAAAAGCAGATCCAAGCATAATTGGCCCGTTAGAAACGGTCACATCTCCAGCCGCGAGAGGTGTTGCTGACGCTTCTATGGCTCTTTCTGATGCACAACAGGCTTTGACAGGAGCTAAATCTGCTTACGGGCAAAGCTTACGGAATGTCGGTTTTGGTGGAAGATTAAAATCTATGGTTACTAACCCCGGAGCAGTTGGAAAGCAGCTTATGGGTGCCAGCTCTATCGTTCCTATTGCTGTAGGAGAGGGACAAAGAGCGCAAATGGATGCCATGAGGCAGCAAGAGAGAATAGCTAGACAGTACGAAAGGGATCAAGAAGAGCAAGGAAGAAGGGCAGAAGAAATACTAGGTAGTGCTGTTGGGTTGGCTGGTAGAGACTATGGTTTAGATTTATCAGGAGGCAATAATCCATATACCGCTTATGATCCAAACTACGCAAATGGCGGTATCGTTTCAGTAAATCCAGATTATTATCAAAGGGCTTTGCAAGAAGCTGCAATTATTGGCACTGAGCCAATGTTTAGAGGTGGAGTGACCAAAACAGTTACTCAACAAGCGGTTGAAAAGGCGCAGTCAAATATGCCTTTCTCAGACACCATGAGCAATATTAGGTTTGGCCCCGGATCTGCTGCATCCAGACAAGCCCAGCTAAGAGGGCCGGAAGTTATAACTCCAGAAGAATTAAAAGGCTATCGTCCCGGCATAGATCCAGAGATTATGTATTTCAGACAAAGGACAACAGACACCACTCCTGATGTTCCTGATGTTCCCGGCACAATGCCGCCTTTTGAGTTGCCTGATGACTTTTTAGATTTTGTTCCTTTTGATGTTAGTGAGTTTGCTGGCATAGCTGGGTTGAGAGGTCGCATGGCTAGCGAAGAGATGCCGATGGGTGATATTCAAGAAATGGCTATGCAAGTCACAGAGCAAAAAATACCAAGAAAGGGAAGAAAGAGAGATACTGACTATACAGACATTTATGACTTTGAAGGTGGTATGCAGGAAGGTGGAGAGGTACGTTCTGCTGATGCTCTTATAGATCAAACAATCATGGCTGTTCTAGGAAGACTTTCTCAGGACGAGTCAGACACAGTTATATCTAGATTTGTAGACGAATATGGGGCTGAAGCTTTTCAGCAGCTAAGGCAGGAGGCTCTAGCCGCTGTATCAAAATCAGATCCTCAAACTGAGGGTGAGATAGTTGGAGAGGGGGGAGGAATGGATGACATGATCGGAGGTACGATAGCCGGTCAACAACCAGTGGCACTATCTCCCGGCGAGTATGTAGTGCCAGCAGATGTTGTTTCTTCTATAGGTGACGGCAGCACAGATGCTGGTGTAGAGCAACTAGATGGTATGCTAGACAGAGTTAGAATGGAAAAGACAGGCACTACTAAACAGCCTGACGCAATATCAGCCAAGATGGGAGGTATGCTTCCCGCATGAAGCAAGTATTAGAGATAGATCAAGTCAAGTTCAGGGACGTATCAAGAGAACACAAGGTTCGCAGAAAGGACGCTCCCAGAGAGATCACTCACACTATTACTTTAGTCCCTGCAAATTACGCACAAACACTTTGGCCTGAGATAGAGCATCACTTGATAAAAGCGGTTGTTAGATCCAAGGGCAGATGGAATATGGACTCTTTGTTGCAGTCCATATCAAATAACAGCCAACAACTATGGCTGGCTTTTGATTCAGAAAATCAAATAGATGGAGTCGGAACCACTGAGCTTGTGATGTATCCAAGCAAAAAGATGCTGTGCATACAGTTTCTTGGTGGTCAGAGGTTCAACGACTGGGTTTGGGATATGTTACAAAGGCTTACAGACTGGGCGGTTGATAATGATTGTGATGGCATAGAAGCCACTGCAAGGCTTGGTTTCTGGAAGTGGTTACAGCAAGACGGGTACGAAAGATCGTATGTCGTTTACGAGAGGAGTTTGAAAGATGGGTAAAGGCAGCAAAGCACCTAGCGGCCCCCAAGAGAGTACAGTTACTCAGACTAATCTTCCTGAGTATGCAAGGCCGTTTTATGAAGAGATGCTTGGTCGTACTGTTTACGAAAGCACAAGGCCGTATGAGGCGTTCCCCGGACAAAGACTAGCTGAGTTCAATCCTTTTGAACAAACGGCTATGACGGGCATAGCAGAGATGACTGCGGCTGGTGCTCCACAACAGATCAGATCTGCCAGTGATATAGCTACTCAAATAGGTTTTCAACCATCAAATCTAGGGCTAAACATCGCTCAAGGCTTTACTCCTCAAGCTCAGTTTTCTGGTTATCAGGCTGGGGATATAACTGCCGATTATGCTGCTGGTGATCTAGGTCAGGGGTTCCAAGCTGGTCAACGAGGTGTTGGTTATCAGGCTGGTCAGTTTGATCCGGGCTACACGGCAGGAGATATTCAAACTCAATACACTGGTCAGGCTGACTTTGGCCCCGGATTCCAAGCAGGAACTGTAGCAGACGCTGCAACAATCCAAAGCTATATGAATCCATATCAGCAGCTAGTCACAGATATTGAGAAGAGAGAGGCCAAAAGAGCTTCTGATACACAAGCAGCAGAAATATCTCAACAAGCTGCTATGGCTGGTGGTTTGGGTGGATACAGAGAAGGTATTCTACAAGCAGAAAGAGAAAGAAACTTATCTCAACAACTTGCTGATATACAGGCTAGAGGTGGTCAGGCAGCATTTGATCAGGCGCAGAGAGCATTTGAGACAGACAGAGCAGCTAGACTACAGCAAGCCCAACTCGGTTTACAAGCTGGCACTGAACAACAAAGAGCCTTGCAGCAAGCAGAACAACTCAGACAGTCAGCATTTCAAGCTGGAGAGGGTGCCAGACAGCAAGCGGCTCAACTTGGGCTTACAGCGCAACAGCAGGAAGATGCGGCAAGAAGAGCGCAAGAAGACTTCACACAGCAGCAGTTCCAGCAAAACGAGCAACTTAGATTGGCTCAACAGCAAGAAGATAGAACTGCTTTTCAAGCTAGTGAAGCTGCTAGGCAACAAGCGGCACAGTTGGGTCTGTCTGCTCAAGAGATTGAGGAAAGAGCAAGGCAAGCAGATAACGAAGCGAGGATGAGAGCTAGAGAGTTCAATGTTCAAGCAGCTCAAGATCGAGCGCAGCTTGGTTTGGCTGGATTACAAGCTGATCAGGCAACGAGGGGTCAAGCTCTAGATGCTGCAAGGTTGTTAAGCTCTCTAGGCGGTCAAGAGCAAGCGATGGCATTTGATAGATTGCAGAATCTACAAGCTGCTGGGGAAATACAAAGACAGTTGGCTCAAAGAGGTTTGGATATTGGTTATCAAGACTTCTTGCGTCAGCAAGCGTTCCCAAGAGAGCAGATCGGATTCTTCAGCAACATCTTACAAGGGTTGCCCGTTACACCCGGAAGCACTATGGCTTCATTCGGTGTTGGGCCTACAGATGCTCAGTCATTGCTTGGTGCCGGTATTGGTGGTGTGGGTCTATATAAAGCACTGGGAACATAAGTATGCAAAACATTATACAGATGGAAGATGACATCAAGGGTATGCCCGATCAGACTCTGCAAATGTTGGCGAGACAGCCAAGCAGTCAGGTTCCACAGTTTCTTGTTGTTAGTGAGATACAGCGCAGAACGGACATGCGGAAGCGTTTTGAAGCGCAAAAGCAACAACCTCAAGGATCGGTATCAGATAGAATAGTTGATGAAGGTTTGGCTTCACTGGCACCTCCTCCTCAAATGCAAGCTCCTATGCCTATGCAACCTCAACAGATGCCACAGCAGATGGCTGCTGGTGGTGTTGTAGGTATGCAAGCAGGAAGGCAAGCTCCATTTACATATTTGTCTGATCCTAGAAGAGCTGGAGATGCTACCTCTAGACAAAGAATGCTAACTCCAGAGGGAAGGGCAGCTATAATGCCTTTGTATACAGGCACAACTCAGCTAAGAGAAAGCAATAGGGGTGGAGAGTTTATAACTCCTAGTAAAATGAGAGAAATGAGAGCTGCTGGTCTTTCTGAAAACGATTATCAAGAAATGTTAGAGGCAGATGGTGGTTCAGGATCAGGGTATAGGGTTGATGCAACTGGTGGTCTTGTCAAAGACGCACCAACATTTGAGTATCAGGCATTTGATCCAGAACTAGCAGAAAGTTTTGCCGGTGTGGAATTTGAAAGTGAGAGCTTTGATCCTCTTGGAAGGACTAAAGAAGCTAACCTAGTAAGATTGGCTAGATTTGCAGAGCAAAATCCAGAAAGGTTTGGGCAAATTCAGGAAGGTCTTCAGGCTGGTCAGACGTTAAGAGAGTTTCTGCAAGCAGAAGATATAGCCAGAATGGGTGAGGCGATGAGGCCCGGAATGGAGGCAATGTCTTACTCTGGCAATCCTCCCACAAACAGAGTTGATCCTATGGATCTTGATCAAGACGGTTTAGGGCTTAGTCCTGATGTAGATCTATCTGAGGTTTTATCTTTTTCAATGCCTGAAATAGACGAAGGTGACGCATCAAAGCTTGCTTCAAACGCTGTTAAAGAAGATGGCACTCAAAGTCCATTAGAAGCGGCTGTAGCTCAAGTTGCTGCTGCAAGAGGGAAGAAAGCAGATGCAGAGTTTAATTATCAGGCTTTGATTGATCGGGCTAATACCAGTGCAGAACAATACACTAGAGAAGCGGCAGAACGAGCAGAAGATTTAAGAAAGGAATCTAAGAAAGATATGTTGAGTAGTGCGTTGATAGAGCTTGGTGCTGGTATAGCTGCCGGTGATCTAGCTGGTGGATTGTCAAGAGCCGGTAGATCTGCTGCTGACATCAAGCAAACTGCGTCAACACAGGCTAGAGCTGAAGAGGCAGAAGCTAGGAGATTGGCTGAAGCTGCTAGACAAAGAGGAGAAGGATTCTCGATAGAAGCATTTAAGTCTGCTCAAGAGCAGGAACGATATGATCAACAACTGGATATTTCAGCTAAAGAGTTTGCTGCGAACATAGCTAGGTCAGATGCAGAGATGCAGTTAAGAAGAGATCTTTCTGCTGATGAGATAGAGGCTAGAAATTTACAGATTGAGAATCAATTCAAAAATGATCAAGAAATACTAGAAACTAGATTAACGGCTGAAAGCGAACAAACAGCTCTTAGAACTCAACAACAAAATGCTCAAGCATTTGCTGAATTTATAGAAGATACGTTAGATAACGCCACTAACAGGGCGATATTAGATAATATATATGATCCTCAAGAAAAGCAGGATAAAAGAGATGAGTTAAAAGCTGCTCTGAGGGCAGAATACAGGAAGTATTTTACAGGCTCTTCTACAGGTCAGTCTAAGTATAAAGTAACTCAAAGAAGCCCCTAATGCCCGTTTATACAGTTGAAGATCCTGTATCTGGTGTAGTTTTAGATCTAGAAGGCGCAGTGCCTCCATCTGAATTAGAGTTAGATGAAATCTTTTCTCAATATAGGCAACCCGATCCGGCTCCAGAGCCTTTCGTTCAGGAAGTTGAAGAGGAAGATGACACAGGGATTATAGGACAAACAGGAGAGTTTTTAAAAGCAGTCCCACGGGGCTTTGCTTCTGGCTTTCTATCTTCTGCTGAAGGTATTGCTGAGTTAGCAGATGCCACTACAAACTTTGTTGGTCTTGAGGATCTCATAGACAGTGGCGAAGAGAATGAGCTGGTTCGCCTTGCTAGAGAAGGCCGTAAATCACTAAACGAAAGCTTTCTGGGTGTTGATGAGAAGTACAAAGACGCTTGGACTACAAAGCTTGGTGAGGGAGTTGGATCGCTAGCCACATTCTTAACGCCCGGAGTCATTGCTCGTGTTGCTGGCACTGCTGGCAAAACTATGAAGGCCATAGAATACGGTGGTGCTGGAGCACTTGCTGTCGGTGCTGGTGCTGGTGATCAGGCACAAAGAATACAAGCAGCTAGAGATGCTGGCTTAAATGTAGACAATATGACTGAAGATCAGGCAATAGTCAGCGGCGCGGCTGTTGGTTTGTCTGAGCTAGTACTGCCTATAAATCTATTCAAACGATTTGACCGTATAGCCAGTGACGATATAAAGAAAGAAGCTTTAAACAGAATAAAGAGCGCATTGGCTTCGGGATCAACTGAGGCTGTGCAAGAGGCTACTGCTGGTATCGCACAAGACTTGATAGAGAAGGGTTTGTATAACGAAAACCTACCTCTTTACGGGTCTTTAATGGACGATCTGACCGTTGGTGGTGCTACTGGTGCGTTAGCTGATCTGGTATTGACCTCCGCTGCTGGAAGAAGAAGACAAACATCTGTTGATTCTGAGAAAGCAAAAGATCAGGGGAATATTCAGCAGGAAGAGCAGGATCAAGAAACAATACAGCAAACAATAAGAGAAGAAGCTGAGATACAGCAAGAGTTAGCTCAAGCTGTTGATGAAACGTATACTGATTTTGCCGGTCAGCTACAATCTCAAGATTTAGCTGCTAAAGAAGCAGAAATAAGAGAAAGAAGAAGGGCTGAAGCAAGCCCTGATGATATACGCCCAAGAAGAGGCGAAGACTACGCATCAATAATAGAGAGCAGTATGGGGGCTTATTTCCCATCTAGCGCAAAGTTTGATGTAAGAGAATCTATTTCTGTAGACCCCACTACTGGTCAAGAACGAACTCAGTTTGAGGTGTTTGAGACATCTACTAATCAGCGTTTTGGTGTGCCAGTCAACAAAACAGAAGCAGTTAAACTTCTGGATGGTCTGAACAAAAAAGTTATATCTAAAAACGTCATGCAACAAGCCACTGATGCTATGGATATTTCTCCTGAAACCTACGATACAGAACAGGCTGGCAAGCTATACAGAATACACAAAAGAGTATTAGAGCCTGAAGTCAATACGGTAACTTCTGCTTCGTTAAATGAAGCGGCTGGAACCACATTTCTACTTGAAGACAAAGACGGAAAGATTGTCTCCTTCCCAGAAACAGCTACCTTTGAAGAGATCATCGAGCGCACAGGGCGCAAATCAATAAATAGATCTGATCTACCCGCCTCCATGCAGTTGAACCTAGACAGATACAGAGATGGTCTGCCTGAATCTGACTCTTTCACGTTTGAAGAAGCCGCCAAAGTTCTTAACCCTGATCAGATGCAAGACTTGATTAGCATACAGGTCAAAGCCAGAACAGAATCAGAAAGCTATCAATCAACTAGAAACGAAAAGGGTGAGCCAGCGGTAATATCTACTGATGGTAAGACCACTAGCCTTCGCCCAAGAAACGAGAGAGAAAGAGCGCAAGCTGAAAGGGAAGGCATAAACCCGGATTCGTTAGTTAAGTTTACCTCCCAAAGAGATGCAACCAACTTTGCTAACAAGCAAAATCAGGCGATTGGCACAGGCCCAGTGCCTAGAGGTATAGCTGATCTTGAAGGCGGTGGTGCTGCTACAGAAATACAGAATCTTTTAAACAACAAGAACATAGATGCCAAAGTAAATTCAAGAGAAGTCAAGGCCATAGCTAAGTCGTTTGTCGGCAAAAGCGACATAGGCAAGATGACCACCCCAGAAAGAGAGCTTTTTTATTACAAGCTCAGAGCATTCCCAAAGTTTGATAAACCTACCAAGTTACCGAAGAACTTCTTTCGGGTAAAACCTTTTACAAGACAACAGTTTAACGCTGCGAAGAATGCCATAAATGACACTGGAGAAAGCGGTGTAAACACTATTCGTCAAGCTTCTGGTTTATTAGATCAAGACTCTTTGACAAACAAGAAAGTTTTGAGATTGCGAGAAGAGCTTGTAGAGCAGGGAGTTATAAACAAGCGAGGCAAGGTATTGGCACCTTCTCCAAAAAGGCCAGAACCGCCTACCGTTATGGCTCAACCAAAAGAATCAACTTTAGACGAAGAAACACAAAGGTTAATATCAAAACAACCGAAAGCTCCTGTTTTAGATGAAACATTTGGGTTCCCTGTAGAGGTAAGAGCTAATCAGATACAGTCTAAAGCAGAGCAAGAAGCTAGCGTCAAAACAGGCCAAGCAAGAAGAAGCGTTGATCAAGTAAAACAATCCTTGCCTCCTAGCGAGGTTGGTAATGCCACTGTTGAAGAAGTGATTGAGGCAGAGACTGTTGATCGAGCAGAAAGAAATTTGCCTCCAGATGAGTTTGCATCCTTTGAAGCACCTACCACTACTAGGGGCGACAGGTTTATCTTTCAGTTTGCTGACAAGCTGATTGGATTAAAAAAGATAGAGGAAGCAATAAATGCTGGCAGAGAAAAGCTTGGTCTTTCCCCTATACCAGCACTGAAGTCAGCTTATCTTGGTGAAGAATCTATAGCCGGTAAAGTTGGAGAAAGCGCAAGAGTATTTCAAAGAGAAGAGGTTGATCCGATTGTTGAAGATCTGGTTGCGATCAATACAGAAAAGAGCACACAAGAGGCAAGAAAGGAGTTTGATGACTACCTGACTTTGCGTCACGCAATAGAAAGAAACAAAAGAATATCTGAGGTTGATCCGCAAAATTTTGCTGATGGTGGAGCTGGTTCAATATTGGTTGGCGATCAGGAAGTGCGCCTGACTGATGATTACGTCAAAACAAGAATGAAAGAAGAGTTTGATCTTGACTGGAATGATAGTAAAGGCGAGTGGACTGGCGGTAATAAGAGAGCAAAAGAGTTAGAAAAGATTGCTAAGAAAACTGATGCGATCATACAAGGCACACTGGATATACAGTTAGAGTCTGGGCTGCACTCGCAAGAAGATCACGATATGTTGTCTGGTCTGTTTAAGTATTATGTCCCGTTGAAAGGTAAAGCAGTCGAGGATGACTTTGCTGAGTTGTATTCTGCAACTGCTGGCACAAGCGGGAACCTTGGCACTAAGGGTGCAGAGGGTAAGAGGGCTCTAGGAAGAAAGTCTGCGGCAGAATCTCCATTAGCGACATTAATAGCTGACAGAAACAGGCAGATAGCCAGAGCAGCTAAGAATGTAAATATAGGCCAAAGACTATATGACTTAGCAAAAGAAAATCCCAACACAGATGTTTGGGAAGTCATTGATGCTAAAAGCCCTAGGTTTGATCGCATAGTTGAAAGCTCTTACACCTACATACCCACTGGTCAAAAGGTAGCAAACATACCTGAAGGTATATCAAAGGAAGAGCGCAAGAACTATGTAAGAAGAACAAAGCTGACCACAAAGAGCGCAAAAGAAGTTGGCAGAGAAAACCCTGATTTATTTGGTGTAAAGATAAACGGAGAGCAAGCTTTTATAGAAATCAAAGATCCTGATCTCAAGAAAGCTTTGTTAAATCTAGATGCCGATAACACCAACAAGATCATACAAACTCTAGGCACAGTTAACAGATTCTTCTCTGCTGTAAACACATCTTTTAACCCTGAGTTCGTTGTAGGTAACTTCGCTAGAGATATACAGACAGCGGTTTATAACATACTTGGTGAACAGTCTATGCCAGCGGGTAAGGCAGAAGATACCAAGATAGTTAAACAGGTAGTCAAAGATACGTTCCCAAGCATCAAGGCTTTCTACAAGGGGTTCAGAAACAGCGGTAATCAGACAGAACAAGAAAGACAAGATTACAAAGAGTACATAAGTGCCGGTGCCAAAGCAGACTGGTTCCATAGCAGACCTCCGGGCGAACAGCTAAAGACTATAGAAACCATGATCGAGATGAGCAAAGGAACCTTTAAAGGTGGCTTTAGAAAAGGTTATGAGTCGGTAAAAGATTATGTAGAAGACGCCAATGCTGCTGTAGAAAACGGTGTTCGCTTTGCTTCTTTCAAAGCAGCGAGAGATCAGTTCATAGAGAAAGGCATACCTCGTGATGAGGCTATTGCCAAAGCCGCTACGCTAGCTAAGAACCTAACTGTAAACTTTAATAGATCTGGTGATCTCGGCCCCACACTAAACAGCCTATATCTGTTCTTCAATGCTTCTGTTCAAGGCACATTAAACTTTGCCAGAGGATTGAATGTATTTGATCCAAAATCATCAAGACTCAAGCAGAAGATAGTTGGATCTATGATCGGGGGTGGTGCTCTGGCTGCTGCGTTAGCAGAGGCAATGAGTGACGAGGATGAAAACGGCAAGTCCTTTTACATGAATATTCCTGAGTTTGAGAAGGAAAGGAATATCATAATCATGCGTCCCAATGGAAAGGATTATTTTAAGATACCTTTGCCATACGGATACAACGCATTTCATGTGATGGGCCAAAACATTTTTGAGTCTTTGGCTGGATTAAAATCTCCAGAAAAAGCAGCAACGATGGTAACTAAAACATTGATGGGATCTTTCAACCCGATTGGCTTTGCATCATCTCAAGACTTCTCTACACAGTTGTTAAAGACTGGTAGCCCAACAGCTCTTGATCCTTTTGTTGAGATAGCGGTAAACGAGAACTTCTTCGGATCACCTGTTTATACAGAGAACTTTCCTTTTGGCACACAGTTGCCTGAATCTCAGCTATCAAAGTCTTCTACAAACGAATACTTTAAGAACTTAGCTAAGTTTCTAAATGGGTTAGGAGGCGGCAACGAGAGTGAGCCGGGATTAGGCGGGGTCATGGATATATCTCCTGACAAGCTACAACACCTGTTTAATTTCTCATTGGGCGGTATGGGTGCCACCGCTCTCAGAACGAAGACTGCTTTTGACAAAATAGCTAACGATGAAAATATATCAGTGAATCAAATCCCGTTTGTTAGAAGAGTGCTTGGCGAGGTAGATCACAGAATGAGCCAGCAAGATTTTTACGAGCGATCTGCTGATATAAAAAGAAAAGTTAATCAAACAAAGAATGTATTAAAAGGCCCGGAAAGGGTTGCATACGCTCAAGAAAATCAGCCATATCTATCTATGGAAGCTGCGATGAAAGCTACCGACAAAGAAATAAGATCTATAAATAAAAGGCTGACTCAACTGAGATCTCTTTCATCCCAAAGCCCAGCTAATTCAAAGCAATTCTTAGAAGATGAAGAGAAGCTTTTGGAGATGAAGAAGCAAGCTTATGATCGGTTTAATAAGCGGTTCAATTACATCGTAGGTCAAGATAAGTAGAGTGCCGCCTCTAGGCCAGATCTGGGCGGCTTCAGATGTGTCACGTTCTTGTAAGGGGAACGCCTGACCTAAATTCTTCCCAGTTTCGGCCCTACTACTGGGGGAGTAGTTCTTAGGAAGCGGAGTAATGTGCTCCCTTGACCTGTTCAAAATCCTACATAAAATGGCCCCCGTCTGCTAGACCACACGGACGGGGAACGTGCTGGAAGGGGGTGATGAAATCCCCTTGGTCTAAACCGTTCCACATGAAACTATCTCCATGTTTTCTGAGAACGTAATCTGATACTTCGGGAATAGCGCATCATTCCCAATATTCTGCCAAATAATATCGTCCAATGGGAGACAATATGCTAGATAGTTGTCTCCTCCCGGCCTATCTCTATCGCTTACCTTTTCCACTGTCCAACGATCTCTAGTTGCTGACACGTTAACTACTGCTGCCACAGTCATCTCTTTGTTTATCACAAAGTAAAACGATGGCTCTGGATATGCCCGATCAAAACTATTCTTGTTGCAAATGAAGAACTTATCAAAAGGCCAGTGTCCATACTGAAACGATCTGGAGGAGTGCTTGATCTCTATCTTCCTTCCGTTAACAAGCAAGTCACCTGAGTCAACATGATCCATACGAGATTCAAAGTCTGGTGTTATGGTCTTGTTAAATACCTTCACGCAGTTCTCTTTGTTATTGAGAAGCATCCAAGTAGCGATCATCTTCTCTGACAAAGAAGAGCCGCCGATCCGCATTTCGTAATGTTCTTTACGATCCATTCCTGCTTTCAAACTGCTCATACAAATCCCTCGCAAGCTCCTGACCGAATGTTTCTTTCCTTCCATACTTAACAAAGAACTTAAACTCATTGCCTACCTGATCATGAAGTACGGCGTGATGATGCTGGCATAGCGGTATCACGTTCTCGTCAGAGGCTCTCATGCCCATACCCCTACCTCCAGTCCAAGGCTTGAGTAAGTGGTGTGCCTGAACGTCACCCCCACAAGAGAAGTCTGTTATACAACAAGGCATTTCAGATACTTCCTGTAAGTGCTTCTTAGACTTGAATATCTTCTTCTTCATCTTCTCTGGCCTTCTCTGCGAGTTGTATTATCAACTTCAGAGTTTCAATGGCACTCAAAGCTAAATTAGTGATCTCTGGATTATCCAGATCTAATTCAATAGTTATCTTGTTCATGTGGTGGCGGCACCTTAAAGCCCATCTCTGCGCTGATTCTAATAAGAGTATCAATCAAATCAGCATACGTTGATGTTGTACAGTCTGAGCTTCTCTGATGTGGTCTTCTTCTTGTCGTTCCAAACTTGGTTACAAACTCGTCACTGCCAAACGTCATACACAAAAGCTCGTCATGTATTTCATCTGGTGCCAGTCCACAGAACTTTCCAAACTCCCTGCTCCACTTGCGGTAGTAGTTCTCTTGAGATCTTGATCGGTCTTTCTTTCTTTTGCTTACCTTGACCGTCACGCCAGTCTCATCTTTCATAAGATGCTCTAGCTCTCCAGCTCTTGATGGATGACTCAAGCAGAGGATGTTAACGATCTGACATCCACTGCTTTTATCAAAATCTAATCTGATCTCCATTAGAACGGAATGTCATCCTCAAAATCATCTTGAGGTGGCGGTGGTGGTGGAGGTGGGGGCGGTGGCGCATCACTGGTTTCGGGTGGCAGGGTTTCCGTTTTCAGCCCCATCCATCTGCTACCGTCATCTCCCGTGTTATCCCAAGCGGCTATGGTGATCTTCACCTCGTCTGCCCCATTCTTCATATGGGACATAATGTGCCTTGCTTGTTCTTTAGTCACAGTTACATGACCCCTGTAGTGGGGCATCTTCCCTGACCGATCATTGTTAGGCCATAGGTTTCCCTTTGACTCTTTCTTTAAATCATAATTAGGCATTTTCTTCTCCTTGTATTTTCATCTTCTGTGCAGTGAAAGCTGCTCCAATCTCCTCGTATAAATCTGGATAGTTGTCCTTCAATACGTCAATCCTCCCAGCGTTAGCTCTGTAATATCCAGACCACTTGTCCATGTCATCGTGCATAGACATAATCTCTTTGCACTTCTCTACAAATTTCTTTGCATCTCCCTCATTCCTTGGCAACCAGTAGTCTCCAGCTTCCACTACTTGTGGCTTACTGCTATCTGATGCCAACGTGAGTCCAGTGTCTTCACTAGACTTTTTCTTAGCAGGAGCCTTCGGTGCCTTGTCTTTAGCAACGCTTTCTGGATTCTCTTTAACAGCCTGAGTCGCCTTGTTGCCATCGTCATCATCCGCTCCGATGCCACAAGCAAG